CTGCGGGGAGTTACTTTATAATTCACCGCCACGGCCCCTTAGCTCAGTGGTTAGAGCAGGCGACTCATAATCGCTTGGTCGCTGGTTCAAGTCCAGCAGGGGCCACCAAATTTTAGCTTTAAAATCAAAGAATTAAGCCACTCTACTGAGTGGCTTTTTTTTCACTAATAGTATGAATGTCGCAAAAGTGTCGCATGAGACTCACTTTGCTGTGGTAGTTCACGCGTTTTGCATCTCCCTTCCGTATGTTGCCTGATGTAAACTGTTACCGTTCATGAAACCAAGTTATTTCATGATGAACGGTGGAAACATATTAGTACTGCAAAGAATACTAGGACATACTGATATCAAAATGACAATGCGATACTCGCATTTTGCACCATCTCACTTAATTGAAGCTCTAAAGTTCAATCCATTATCAAAATCTATTAAAAAGGATGCTGAAGATGATCGATGAAAGCTTAAAAAGGTATCTTGACTATTACATTGAACAAGCTGAACCAAGTTACGCCGTTCTCATAACAGGGGATTGGGGAATAGGTAAAACTTATCAAGTGATGAATTCATTGCCTAAAGAAAAAGTATGCTATGTCAGTTTATTTGGCTTGAGTTCCACAAGTGAGATATACGCTAATGTCTTCGCAGAAATGTATCCAACAAGAAATTTTTTAAAAAAATCTGCTACAGCTGTTAAAGATTCCACCGCAGAATGGAATGATATAACGTTTGGAGCAGGAAATATTATTAGTAGCCTTGCCGATGCCTTTATAAAGGAGAAAGTAGATAATACAAAAATCATAGTTTTTGATGATCTTGAAAGATGCTCAGTAAAATTAAAAGATATTCTTGGCGCTATAAACAAATACACCGAACATCATAAATGTCGCGTACTTGTAATTGCTCACGACTCAGAAGTAGAATCAGAATTCATAACTACAAAAGAAAAAATAATTGGTCATACAATCAAAATAAAACCTCAAGTGGATTCTGCTGCCGATAGTTTCTTTTCCGAAACCGTCAGATTAAAACATCATAACAATATCAAATCATTCATAGTTTCTGCATTTAAAAAATCACAGTGCCAATCACTGCGAATACTTCGACATGTTATTAAGGACTGTGAAAGATTAACCTCTTGCCTTACATATATTAAAATCAAAAACGATGAGGCTATGCAGGAATTATTTAATACATTTTCAACATTGAATATTGAGTACAGACTAGGTAATATCCTTTCTGTTGAACTTATGAGCTTACAAAATGAATTCCATAATCACAGCTACTCACTACCAAGTTTAGAAGCTGGCGATGAAGAAAATGAAGAAGCAGACCCGAAAGAGAAAAGATTGAAAAGATTATTTTCAAGTTATTCTCAAGAGATTTTTTCGGGTGGAATCCTCAATGATGAGCTTATTTATTTGATGCTTGTTGAAGGCATATATCCAAAAAGTAAAATAAGAGACAAAATCAAACAATCAAGATATTTTCAAGAAAAAGCAAATATCGAAGTGCCAGCTTGGCTGAAAATCCAAAGTTTCGATTATTTGGATGATGAAGTTGTTAACAATTCTAAAGTCGAGATGCTTAAACAATTTGAAAATAGAGAGGTGACTGAAACCGGGACTATGCTTCATATGTTTCACTTGATGTTTTTAATGTCATATATCAATGTAATTGATAAGTCCTTAGAGGAAACTCTTAATGATTGCAAAAAATACATAGATGACCTTGTTAACAACAATAAATTACCATTTGATAATCCAAATGAAAGTATATTTGATAGCTTTTTAGAGTCGAGTGCACACGGCCACGGATTTTGGTTATATGAAGTTTACAGTCAACATATTAATGAAATTAGAAAATACATCAAAATAAAGCGTAAGGAAGCATTAATTAATAACTACCCTGAATTTTCAAGGGAGATAATGCAGGCTTTAAATGATAATTTAAATGAGTTCAAATTACTTTTAATCGGTGAAGGTTCGACTTTAGGAAAATATTCCAGAATTGACATATTATCTACCATACCTCCTGAAGATTTCGTACTTACATGGCTGTGCAAACCCTATAATGACTGGGACAGAATTAGAAACATTCTAATAAATAGATATACTAATGGCATTGCCAAAAATATTTTGGCTAGTGAAAAAGAATGGTTGCGCTCAGTAATTGTCACACTAAAAATCGAAGCGATGAAGTTAGAAGGATTTGAACGCCTCAGGATAGAGAGACTCATCCCTGCACGTGCAATGCAGTATCTATAGTGTCGCAAAAGTGTCGCGCAAACTTCAGATTATTGGCTAATATTGGTGGATATTGGGTCTTTAACTTATTGATTTTAAATTAAGTAATTGTTTTTGCTTAGGCTGTAATGGTTCTCATAATCGCTTGGTCGCTGGTTCAAGTCCAGCAGGGGCCACCAAATTTTAATTGTAGAATCAAATTATTAAGCCACTCTAACGAGTGGCTTTTTTATTGGTTTTTTTCAACGGCCGGAAGCGAAGCCGCTAACCGTGAGCCAGCGAAGCCGTTCGCGCATTCCCAGCGTCTCCAGGGGTTGCGATCAGACGCTCCACGGACTCCATCGTCACGAACGTACAGCTGCAGTCAACATTGGTGCACTGGTGATAGCGCTCTTTGGTGTTTTCACTTAAATAGCGACTGGTACGCGCATGCGCGGAATGCTTGCACTTAGGACAATGAAACATGTACCCCTCCGTTTAATTCACATTTTGTGAATTAATAATACTCAATAACAACGTAAAGGCAAACCAATTACTCACTGTCGACAGAAAATTTTTCGTCGGTGGCGTTCAACTCGAGGTTAAGCCTGGTGGTAAATCCGCTTTCGCTGAGGGTATGAACCACCTCGCTGATGATCCACGCCTGCTCGTCAATGACGCGTTTAAAACCGTTTACAAGCACCGGCGTTTCGGGAAACAGATCGGCTCGCCCCAGCGCCAGCTGGATGGAAAATTTCACGGTCCCCCGCTGGAGCGCACGCCACTTTGCCTCTGCAGCTCTGAGCGCCTGCTCTTCAGAGGCGTAGACCGTAGTGAGCTCAAACACGTTCTCCGCCGATCCCACCAGCATCTCCTGCGGCTTCTGCGCCTTGTCTACTGCTCCCGCTGTCGGCGCGGCGGCATTCGGGTGCATTAATGCCTCTGGCACCTGCCCCTCAGGCAATCGATTAATACTCAATTGAGGATTTTGTTTTTTAGGATCGCGCGTTTGCAGCCATTTGGCCGTCACGCCAGAATAGTTTTCACGATCGGCGACGGAAAAAAGATGCCGGTCGCCATCCCCACGTTCAATCACCATTAAGGGAATCGTTTTACCGCTGGCCGTCACGGCCTGGCCCGCCTTCATAAAAATAACCTTGCCGGCTTTGATTGAAACAAATGCGCCGTTGCGTTCGGCCAGGCGGGTGAGAAACGCCGCGTCTGTCTCCTGAGACTGATCGATATGCGAAATGGTGATAGACGAAAGTCCCGCCGCGACGCTAGCGGTCAACTGGTTACGCTGTGCGATAGTATTAACGATCGCGCCGATCGTCGTGTCATGCCACGACTGCTCGCGCCGCACGTTTAGCTTCCCGCGGAAATCCGCGCTGCATCCCCGAATGGTCAGCTTGTCCGGTGCGCCCTGAAATTCAATCGTATCGACCGTGAAGTTCCCTTTCTTTTGAAGGGGGGTTCCCTTCCATCCCAGCCATAAAGTGAGCGTTGCGCCCCGAGCAGGTAAATCTAGCAGTCCGTCGGAATCATCCAGTTGAATATCCAGCTGATCGGCTTCCAGCCCGCGTTTGTCGGTCATGGATAAGCTGATAAGACGAGGACTGACGTTTTGCGTGATATCACGATCGTCAAGCTTGAGCATAAAATCAGGGGCGATTTTCCCACCCGCCCGGATATTCATTTCGGTGATCATCCCACCAGCCCTCCAATGCTACTGCGTGCGCTCGTCACCAGCTCTTCAGCCTGCGTTCTCAGGTCGCCAAACATCGCCATTAGCGATTCGTCCACGCGTTTCAGCTCCAGCGTAAAATTAATTTTTCGCGCAGTGCCATCACTGTAAAAATCCGAATGCGTATGCGTGACTTTCTCAATGATAAACATGCCGTGAATGATGCCGGTGCCGTCTATCAGCGGCCATGCCCGCCCTTCATTTGCCATCAGCTCAAGCGACTTAAGAGAAAGCCGCCCTCCCGTGAGCTCCGGGTAAAGTAATCCGGACAGGCTGAAGGAGGTCTCACCTTCGCCAAGATACTGCCAGGCTTTAGGCTTCCCGATGCGATCGTTGGATGCCCAACGATAGCCCTTTGTAAACTGCATTGTCTGATACGGTAAGGTTCGTCGTTCAAAGACAAACAGACCCAGCACCATTAACATTTTCTCTCTCCTCAACCGTACGTAAAGCTGGTTTGCTGCTTTCTTGCTTTCTCACGTTCACTGTTCTCTATTGCCTCCTGGATTTGACGAGTCAGATCCGTTCCGGAGGCCACGCTTCCCTGCAGCGTAATGTTGTATTCGCTTTTGCTCTGATCGACGTATGAACGCCCTCCCGCGGCAGCCGTTGGCTGGTATCCCATGAAGCCGCCGTAAACCGGTGACGCCGGGTCCCATGCACTGCCAGCGTCAGCAGAGGAGGTACCCTCTTTCGGCACGACCGGGTCGATATTGCCCGACTCTTTTTTTATGACGCCGAGTTTCTCCAGCAGCCAGCTGGCCTTGCCGCTCAGGCTGTTAAAGAGATCAAGCGGAGCCATTAGCGCATTTCCCAG